ATAATTTACTCTTTTTCCGTCTAAATTATAGTAACCAAATACAATACTTTCTAAACTTCTATTACCATATTGGGCGATTCCTCCCTCTACCTTTAAATCTTCTAGTGTTTTCGGACTGATTCCTCTCTTTGCTGCGAACTGAATCACTTTTTCTGTAGGTTTTTTCATAAAATTCTCCTCCTTTTGCGTTACAATGGTGGCAATAATACACCACACCTTCTGTTTTAATCGTTACACTTAAACACCTATCGTGCTTATTCTTTCTAGTATGACTACATTCTGGACATAAATACTTTCCAGAGTGTTTTCTACCTAATAGCCATTCTCTAGTTATCATTATTTATTCTATCTTCTATATCCATCTGTCTTCCATCACCTTTGTAATGATATTCTGCAAAATGATTCTTTTTTACTCCATTATTTTTCATTTTAGTTTCTATGTTATGCCCTTCTTCTCTTAATGTAAAAATAATTGCTCCTAAACGAAATGAACCATATAGATTCAAGGCTTCAAGAGGATTAATTTTTTTATTTTCTTGTAGATGTGCTAATACTTTATCTTTTTGTGTCAGTTTCTTTGTCATTTAGTTGCTCCTTTAATTTTTGATTTTCTTCGTGTAAATATTTAATATCTTTCATAAAACTTATCATCATGTCATATTCCATATAACATTTAGGACTGCCAAAATCTTTCTCTATTACTAATAAGTCAGCAGATTGTTTAGCTTTATCTCCTGTTCTCCAACCATGCTTCCATTTTTTACACTCAATAATAAATTTTTGTCCTAAAGGTGATACTACATATACGTCATTTTTAAAGTCTTGATAGATACCACTTCCTGGTTGTTTTCTTGCAGACCAACCAGTAAGTTTGTTGATAGTGTCTACTATCTTTTTTTCAAACCTACTGCCTTTCTGCTTTGCTCCTCTTGGACTAATAGCCATTAGAATTTATCGCTGCTTTCTGATAGTCTTTTATGCGTTGCTACTAATCCTGCTTTGTAGTTATCTAGGATAAACTTTAACTTTTGATCGGCAGTCATAGTGCTATCTCTATTACAACAACTTTGCAGCACTATTAAAAAATCTTTCATACTCATACTGCTAGTTGCTGCTTGTGGTTGTATCTGTGCATAACCATTACTAGATACTACTTTACTATCTGGAAATGCTTTTTTTATTTCTTGTGGTACTTCATTATGTCCAGTCGGTGCAGTTACAGGTTCAAAACTTTTAATATACAAGTTACCGAATCTATCTGGATTGCCTATGGTTATAGAAATCTTGTCATTTTCTTGTACTGAACCTATACCTATATTCGGACTAGCTAAATACTTTGTACCATCTTCAGAAAAAACCTGATAATTCTTTGTACCAGACCAGCCCTTTTCTGGATTTGCAGCTTTGGGGGCTGCCATACTTTTTACTGTTATATCTAATGTCTCCATTATATTCTCCTTTTGGGTGGAGGGAAGTAGCTGGAGCAACATTCTACATTGCGTAGAAGAAATGTTACTACTAACCCTCCATATTTATTTATAAGTTGCTCCATTACTTTTTCTTTTCATTAAGAAAAGAATATATCTGCAAATAATTTTTCCATATTTGCAAATCTCTTACATAGCTATCTACGTCATAAAGATATTCTTTTATCTCTTTTGTTTCTTTATCTATAGCTACGATTAATCTGTTAAATGGTTCTCTGCCTAATTCGTTACAAAGTGCGTACATATAACCACATAATTGTATTCGCCATAATTTAGTAACACTTTTTTTTGTAACTGTTTTCCAATCAACTAAACATTCACCATATTTTGTATCAAGCCAAGCATCAAACTTTCCTGCATAAGGCAATATAGAATTGTCATAAACTAAATATTCTACTGCGTGTACTTTTTTAACATTAGCATTAAGATATTCATATAAAGGATATTGCATCAATCGTATTTGATTATCTCTTTCTTCATGCCCTTTATGATAACCAGTTTCTGCCATATTACCTCTTAAATAACTTTCAATAAAATTATGAATTATCGTTCCTAACATAGCTTGGTCAGTCCATTTTTTTTCTGCTAGTTTTTTTATGTCAAATAACTTTTCTTGTAGGTCAGTAAGGTCATTTACTCTTAATAAATTAGTATTGGGTAATTCTTCTACTAATGTTTCTAAAAAGTTTTTCCTCGCTGCTAAAGCACCCACAGTAAAACCATTATCTCCCTTAATAATTTTTGATACAGATGCAGGTCTTATCTTTTTTCCGTCATCATCTACATAGTATTGATGATTACCTTCACTAAATTTTATTTCTATATTTTTAAATTTTCTACTCTCCATCTTTTTTTCTCCTAAAGTAATCTAATGTCAGTAATGGTATTAATTTAGTTTTTTTCTTATCAGCTTTTACACTAATAATTCTTGATATTGTATTAAGTTTACCTTCTTTTTTTGTTTCAAACTTTATTATTTTTTTTTTGGTCATCTAGCATCTCCTTTTCAATGTCTTTTTCAAAGTCTGAAATAATCTTATCACACTCTTTTTTCTGCACATCTATTTTTGATAACTGCTCCTCTATTTTATTTGTAAGTTTTCTTAACTCTATTGCTATTTCTAATAATTTAATTTCGTGGTCTTGCAATATAATTTTTTTATCAAATACTTCATTCATTTTTGTTGCTCCTATAAGGTTAAAAGGTACAAGTAGCACCACAAAATAATATTTGTTAGTGCTACTATGTATACGATCTGCATTATATAAACTTGCTCCAATATTCGTTAAAATATTCCTCTGCTTGATATTCAAAGTCTTTTTGAGATATATGACTAGGTCTTTTTATATCTCCGTCTTTTTCTAAAGCTGCAAATCTACCATAAAATTCTTGTATAGATTCAGATTCTTTTATAATGTCAATACAATCAGAAAAAAACTTATCTTCTTCTTCCATTATTAAGTTTTTAACTTGTGCCATTTTTATTCTCCTAGTAAACTTCATACTGTGTGTTAAAAGAAACTTGAATATCGTGATACCCTCTTTCGTGGCAATTTTTAATTTGCACATAAAGTTCTCCGATATCAAAACAACTGTCTTCAAATAAAACTTTCCTTGTTACTTTTGGTGTTTTATATTTTATATGTTTTTTTGTCTTATCGTCATAATAAGTTTCTTCTTTTCTTACATAAGTTATTTTTACGTCATTAAAATATATACTCATTTTTTTGCTCCTGTTTTTTTATTTTGATTTTTACTGCCTACGAATTTTAGTCCTTCTTTTGTCTTTTCAATATAGTTATGTTTAAGTCCATATTGTATTAATTCTTTTTCGAATTGTTTTTTTATGTTTTTTTTAAACATAGCTATATCTCCTTCCAAAAATGGCTTTTAACATAAACAGCTTTAGCTTTTCTGTATTCGTTTAAAGCTTTGCGTATTTCTTTTATTTCATAATTAATGCTTATAAAATCCCAAGTAGTTGTCTTTAACATTTTAGAGTATTTATTATCAGACAGTTTTAATAAATTTATAAAGTAAGATAATGCGTTTTGTTCTACTTGTATTCTTTTATTATAATATTTAATACTGTATTTTTTTTCCTCTATGGGATTAGAACCTGTATTATTATAATAGTTTTGTTGTTGTTTATTTAGTTTTGTCATAATCAGCTCCAATGATTAAGGTTAATAAAATCGTCATTATTTATATTAATATATCACTATTAGTAAAATGTCAAACACTATTTGTGAAATAATTTTAATGTCATATTTAAATATAAAAAAAGACTTGCAATTTTTTTAATTTTACAAGTCTTTTATTTTTTTTTAACTTATTATTTAAACATTTTAAATATTACTTCAAAATCACTATAAAAAATATCTTCATTAATTTTATAATCTCCATAACAACCTATAAATTGGTTGTCATCAAGATACGATTTTATTTTCTTTAAAGTAATTTTATGTTTTCTTATTAGTGGATCAAAATTTTTTTTAATAGCTTTAAAATCTCTTTCACAATTTTTATTTGGAAAGCTGCCATCACTAAATGGCATAGTTATTATATAAGTATCCCATAAATGATATATTATATTTTCTTGTTCTTTTGTTAACGTCATTTTGTTACTCCAATTTAATTATTTTTAGTTATTACAATATAAATTACAACCTATCTTATAAATTTCATTTTTTGTTTTATTTCTTAATAATAAACTAATTATTTTTTTATTTGTTAAAGGACTTTTTAAAAATCCATAAAATAAAAACATATTTTTTATTTCATTTACTTTTTTAATCATTTTTATATTACTCCAGTTTTTAATGTCATTATTTAATGTCATAATTTTATGTCATAAATTAATGTCATTTTTATAAGCCAGTTTTACTTGATAGCTATAAAACAAGTAAGTATATGAATACTTAACAATGCACTTTAATAAAAAAGTGCATCATAAAATATTCTTAATCTTGATTAACAAATTGACTTAATTCTATTGCTTTTTCTTTTATAGATTTTTTAAATAACTTTCTAGCTTCTGTAAAACTATAATCGTAATATCTAATTTTAAATAATTCGTCAGTTATTGCTTCAATAGTTCCGTACATAGTGAAAGAACCATCATAATGTTTTTCTACTCCACCATGTAAATAGTAATTTAATATTTTCATTGTTTAAACTCCCTCTTTTATTTCTATATCAAATTCGCTTGGCAAATTGTCATAGTCTTTATTAAACTCATTACATATAAATTCTAAAATATAACAGATTAAAATATTATTTTTATCATTTATAGCTTGTTCATAAGTATAATAAGAAATATAACCATCATAAGAAATAGTATTATTTTTTAAATATTCTAAAAATTCATTATTTTTTTTAAAATATTCATTAACTATTTTTACCTGGTTGTTATCTATTTTACAGTTTATGACATCAGTTTTAAAATTGTATTCTTTAGGACTATCTAAATATATATCATTAAATTTAACATCTAATTTATATACATTTAAAAAATAGCTTTCTAAAATATTACAATAATCTTTTATATAATTATCAAAAGTTTTTTGAAAGTTTATATTATCATAATTATATTCTGGATAGTTGCCATTATCATTGTAAGATTCTATTAAACTTTCTATATTAGAATCGTGTATAGAGTGATAAAAGCCTCCAAAATTAATAGTAGTATCTATATTTAATTGCATTGTTATTGCTCCATTTAATTTACTAGGAAATTGCCTAGCCAATAAGAATCAAAATAATTCTTAATAATGGGCTTAATTAAAAGCCCATAGTTAAAAATTAATTATCTAATTGATTATATACTTCTTCTGCATCTTTTATTAATACTTGATTAAATTCTTCTAGTTTATCTTTAAATTTACTAATAATAAATTTTCTTACTTGATATTCTGACAAATCATAATCTAAACAATTAAACTTAACAAAAGTATTAATAACAAATGCTCTCTTATTTCTTTCAGTTTTACAATTCGCCCATAAATTATTATTATAATTAAATACTTCTTCACCATAATCACCATTTAAATACATTTGATAATACTTTCTGATAATATGATTATCATTAATTAATAAATTATTAATATCATTAAAATCATTATTTATTATTTCTATTGTATTAGTCATTTAAATTACCTCCTAAATTAATAATTTTATTTTCATAACTTTCTAATAAAGTTTTAAAATCTTCTATTAATACAGTTAATTTAATTATTTCTTGTTCTTGCATTTGATTAAGATTTTTTGATGTTATAGCATCATCAATGTTAAAATCTTTGCCTTTAAAATTTACAATTTGATAATCTTTCATTTTAATTGCTCCATAGTTAATTAATAAAATTGAAGTATATAATACTTCTCATAGTGCTAATAAATAGCACTATAAGAAATATTCTTTAATTCTTACTATTTTTGCATAATAGCAATTAGTAAAATCCTCCATTATATGATTCTGATTCTTCATTAATCAATCTGCTTAATTGTGGTTTGTCCTTGCTATACCTCTTCTCACACTCCTCACAGTAGTCCTGTCTGCCACTAGGTAATGTTGTACCACAATCGTGATAAATAACTTTGTCGTAGTAATTACTGTATGTACCTTGCATACCTTTTTTTTTGCATCTCATTTTATTTGCTCCAGTTAATTAATAATACATTTAGTATATAGATTAGTTTTCTATATGTAAACATAATAATATAAATAAATGCTAATAATTATTAATAGTAAAATAGGGAATTAATCAATAGAATCTGCGACATTATAAAACAATACCTATAATAACTATATAACAAGGCATATAATAAAAACTTAATACGCTGTAACCAATTAATTAAATAATATGTAATTCAATATTTTCTATAAAATGCTAGTAATCTAGTATTCTTATTATACTGTAGTATATACTGAAGGCTTTCTGAATACATACTATATATTAACTATAAACTATTAACTATATAATATATATAAGGTTGCTATGGTTTTAATAGGAGTTATGGCATTTTAATTAATAAAGAGATTAAAACCTTTACAAAAAAGAATAGGAGCTAGGAGCAGCTATTTTGTTCTCTTTATGTTCCTTATAGCACCATAGTAGCTATATCGTAGCCGTACAGCAACGCAATTAGTATGCTTTACTTGATATCATTTTATATACTTAATGGCATTGTGTGATTACTACAGAGGATATATTTGTTCTATATATGTTCTATTAGTAACTGTTCTCTATTTGTTCCATAATATATTTGTTCTTGCTATGTTCTAGTGTATAAGGTTCATTACAAAAATTTATTTTTGAAATTTATTTTACAAATCGGATGTGGGGTGGTACTGGTGCTAATCTAAAGGCATATATCAAACACATCCCAAACACCTACTTTTAATTTTATAAAATAGTAAAAAACAAAAAAGGTTTTGACATAAGGGTTTAAATTAATTATATGTGGGTATAACTGTATTGGAGATATGGATGAAAGGCAGACCAAAGTTTGAACCCACAGAGGAGAATAAGAAGCAGGTAGAATTAGCTGTTGGGTTTGGATTGAATCAGGACCAGATTGCAAAGCTAATGAGCTGTGATGTTACTACCCTCAGGAAATATTTTAGGCATGAATTAGATGCTGGTAAGGAGAAGATGGTAATGTCTATTGGTAGTCAGTTGTATAAGAAGGCTATGAAGGGGGATACGATCTCGGCAATATTTTTAGCAAAGACGAAGGGTGGTTTTAGAGAAACTGTTGAGCATGAAGGACTGCCGAATAATATTACAGTTAGTTTTAATTTAGATAATAAGAAAGAGATTGATGCAGAAGTTGTGCAACACAAATTAACGCAGGGAGAATAATATGCCAGGATATGGATACGGAAAAATGAGTAAAAAAACAACTAAGAAACCTATGAAGAAAAAAGTACGAATAGTAATGGGTAATAAAAATAAAAAAGCTAAAAAAGGAACTGCATGATGAAAGGTGTAAAACATTATAAAAGAGATGGAACACTTTTTAAAGGCAACACACATAAGATGCCTAATGGTGATTTACACTCTGGTAAAACTCATGGCAAGACAAGTGTTAAATTATTTCATTTTAGTGAACTTTCTAAAACTGCAAAAAATAAAGCTAAAAAAGTATGAGTATAGCTCGATACTGGTCGTGTAAGAAATGGTGAGCAACTCCCTATGCACATAACCATTCCTTACACACCAAGACCACAACAAGCAGACTTGCATAAAAATAATAAACGATTTAAAATTTGTGTATCACACAGAAGATGGGGTAAATCTGTTTATGCAATTACAGAAATATTACGACAAGCATTACAAATAAAAACAGAAAGAAATGATGGTAGGTTTGCATACATAGCTCCTTATTATCGACAGGCAAAAGCTGTGGCTTGGGATTATTTATTATATTATACAAAAGATATTCCTGGTACTAAAGTAAATCAATCTGAACTACGAGTAGACTTATTAAATGGTAGTCGTATCCGATTGTATGGTGCAGGAGATGACCCTGATGCTTTGAGAGGAATATTTTTAGATGGATGCGTTATGGATGAGTATGCTGATATGTCTCCTAGAATGTGGAGTGAAGTGATACGACCTGCGTTAACCGATAGAAAAGGGTGGGCAATATTTATTGGTACACCAAAAGGTAGAAATCAATTCTGGCAATTATATGAAGATACAAAACATGATAGTGAATGGCATAGAGCAATTTATCGTGCAAGTGAAACAGGTGTAGTAGACCCACAAGAATTAGAAGCAGCAAAAAAACAAATGGGTGAAGATGAATATATGCAAGAATTTGAATGTTCTTGGGCAGCTGCCATTAAAGGTTCTTACTATGGTAATTTAATTATAGAAGCAGAACAAGAAGGACGAATTACAAAAGTAGAAAGAGACCCAGCTCTACCTGTGCATGTAGCATGGGATTTAGGAATATCGGATAGTTGTGCATTATGGTTTTTCCAAGTTACAATGGGTGAAATCAGAATATTTGATTATTATGAAAGTGCTGGAGTTGGATTAGACCACTATGTAAAAGTAATGGATGAAATGCAAATAGAATACTGGGGTGATGATTATTTACCTCATGATGCTAAAGTACGAGAACTAGGTACAGGCAGAACCAGAGCAGAAACTTTAATCAATATGGGTAGACGACCACGCATAGTTCCTAATCATAAAGTTGATGATGGAATTAATGCTGTACGATTATTGTTGCAAAATTGTTATTTTGATGTTAAGAGATGTGAAAATGGCATTAATGCTTTGAGGAATTATCAAAGAGAATGGGATGATGTGAAAAGAGTATTTAAAAGAAACCCTTTACATAATTGGGCATCACATGGTAGTGATAGTTTTAGGTACTTAGCTATGTCGTATAAAAATATAAAACCAAAAGAAAAAGAACCAGATATTATGAAAGAATTACTGCGTACTCCAACACTAGATGAAATGATGGATATGCACGACAGAGAACAACGCAACAAACCAGAGAAAAGAATTTAATGAATGAAGAAGAAATAGTATTAAACGAAGAAAGAAAAAAAATTTTAGCAAGTATGCTTAAAAAAGATGGCAATTTAAATGATTTAAATTATGTGTTAAATAAGATAGAAAGTACAAAAAAAGAGATTGAGCCTTATTTTTTAGGAGACCCTATAGATTTAGATAGACCAGGTTATTTAAATGATAAAATGATAAATGAAATGAATGAAGCTAGAGTACAAGGAGGAAGACCTTTAATAACAAATGATGAAATAACTAATATTGATAGGTATATTAGTATGACAAGAAATGAAGAAAGACAAAAAAAATCAGGAATAAAAATATTTTCAGATGATGTAAAATCTTTAATGAAAGATGTAGAATATAAAAAATTACTTGGTTTAGCTGATGCTTTAAGAAATCCACCAGAAGGAGTTTCTGGCAGGGAAGTATTAGATTTAGAATATAATATAGATAGAGAATATCCTAGTGTATCCTCTCCTATGAATTCTCAGAGATTAGAATATATTCCTGGTAGTGTAAATCAAAATAGATTAGGTATAAGAAATGTTGAAGGCAATCTACCTACAGAAATTATAAGAGATGATGAACCATTAATTAATTATTATGAAAATTTAAGAAGAATGAGATAAAAAAAATAAAAAAAACAGGATAAGGAGATATAATGGCAACAATGTATAATAGACCTATGACAAAAGAAGAAGAAGATAGAATGATGATGGCTCAAAGTTTAAAAAATAATAATATGATGATGGCAGATAATAATACAGTAATAAGAGAATCTGAATATCCTGCTGATTATACAACAGGTCCTACTTTAATACCACCAGATGCAGATATGTCTCAATTTAATGAAGTAACAGGAACTGGTGTAGCTGACCCTTCATCAGTCGTTAGGGAATCAGAAATATTAAATCAAGGAATAAATTTAGACCCTAACTCAGTAGTAAGGCAAACAGAAACAATATCTCCTATGGGAACACCTATGACACCAGAACAAATAGATGAAGAAATTATGAGATTACAGATATTAAAAAATCAAATGATGATGGGTAATTAATGGCAGAAACTAGAAAAGAAATGGAAGTAGTGCAAGGTACTGCACAATACTGGCAAATGGAATTAGAAAGTGCTGACCAAACTGAAAAGGATTGGAGAGAAAGAGGTAGAGCTGTTGTAGCACGATACAGGGATGAAAGAAGTGCAGATAGTTTTGGTGCAGGGTTATATAAGCAGTTTAATATTCTATGGTCTAATACAGAAACTATGAAAGGTGCATTATTTGCTCGTATGCCAAAAGCAGATGTGCGTAGAAGATATAACGATAACAACCCTATAACAAGACAAGTAGCTATCGTACTAGAAAGAGCATTACAATACGGAAATGAGGTATATTCAGCAGATAAACCAATAAAAGCTGCATTAGAGGACTATTTACTACCAGGAAGAGGGGTAGTTTGGGTAGTTTATGAGCCTATTTTTGTAAAAGAAACCATACAAGTAGAATCTTTAGATGAATTTGGCAATATGGTAATGATAGACCAAGAAGAAGAAAGAATAGCAGATCAAAGATGTTATTTTGAGTACATAAATTGGGAAGATTACAGAGAAAGTCCTGCAAAAAGACCAGAAGATGTATATTGGAAGGCAAGAAGGCACTTACTTACAAGAGATGAATTAATAGAAAAAGGCTTTAAAAATGCATCCAATATACCTTTAAATTGGTCTCCTGAACCTACTGAAGGCTATAATGAAGAGTATTCTGAGGTATTTTCTCGTGCAGAAGTATGGGAAATATGGGATAAATACAAAGAAAAACGATATTTTGTATCAAAAGGCTACAATGAAATACTAGCAGAAGATGATGACCCTTATGGATTAGAGAAATTTTTTCCTTGTCCTGATTCATTAGTAGCAATAAGAACCAATGAAACAAGTGTTCCTATACCAGAGTTTACATTGTATCAAGACCAAGCTGATGAATTAGATAGAATTACAACAAGAATAAGTAATCTAATAGAAGGATTAAAAAGAAGGGGTGTATATGATGCTTCTGTGCCAGAATTATCACATTTAGCAGATGCTGGAGATAATGATTTTGTACCTTCAGAGAATTTTGCACAATTAGCAGCAAAAGGGGGATTGCAACAAGTATTTCAGCAAGAAGATATATCGCCTATTGCACAGGTTTTAGCTGGTTTATATCAACAAAGAAACCAAGTTTTAGACACAATATATCAAATAACAGGCATATCAGATATTATTAGAGGTTCTACAAAAGCTAGTGAAACAGCTACAGCACAGCAATTAAAGGCACAATTTGGTAGTATGCGTATGCGTAAAAAACAATCTGAAATAGCTGAATATATTAGAGATTTATTTAGAATAAAAGCAGAAATTATAGCAGAACACTATGAACCAGAAACTTTAGCAGCTATGACAGCTCTTACTATAAGCCCAGAAATGATGCAAATAATGCGTGATGATAAATTAAGAGGATATAGTATAGATATAGAAACAGATGCTACAATTTTTACAGATGAAGAACAAGAAAAAAAGACTAGAATAGAATTTTTATCATCTTTTGGAGGATATTTACAACAAGCTATCGGTATAGCAAATCAATCACCTGCTTTAACACCACTAGCATTTCAAGCACTACGATTTTTAATGGGTGCATGGAAAGTAGGTAGAACTTTTGAGGATGTGATAGATAGAACAGAAGCACAACTAACACAACAAGCTCAACAAGCATTACAAGCTGGTCCACAACCTTCAGAAGCTGAAAGAATTGCTGCACAGAAGATGCAAACAGAAATGGCTAAAGAGGAATTAAAACAACAAGGTAAACTAGCAGACATACAGGCAAGGGAAAGAGCATCTGGCAATAAAGTAATGACAGAAGCACAATCAAGCCAAGCAAGGTCTGATGCAAAGAAAGAGTTAGCATTATTAGATAGTGATATGAAAATAGCTGAAGAAATGAATAAGGAAGCAAGAGATGAGTTACAGAGATAATTACGATAATATAAACTGGAAAAAATGCACTTTTAAACCAGTAAAAACAACAAAAAGAACAAAATCACACCAAGTAATGAGTGATATACAAGAATTTGTGTCTCCAATCGACAAAACTGTTATAGGCAGTCGTTCTCAAATAAGAGAACATGAGAGGAAACACAATGTTAGGCAATGTGGTAATGATTACACAAGTTCTACAAAACCTAAATTTTGGGATAATATGATTAACAATAAAAGAGGATAATATGACACAAGAAAGCACTCCTACACAGGAATCAGCACCTGAAAAAGCACCTACATTAGAAGCAGTATTAGAAGGTGCTATTAACCAAACTATAGAAAAAGAACCTGAAACACCTAACACAGAAACACCAAAGGAAGAAGTGGAAAACACCACTATTCCTGATGCTCCCAAACAAGTGGAGAATACTAATTCCGAAGAATCTGATTCTGATTCATTAGACCAGGTAGCACCTGAAAATGAAGAAGAAACCCAAGATTCAAAAGAAGAACCTTCTGATGATGCTGTAGTGGCTCATGTTGATGGAGAGGATTCGAAAGAAACACCTTTAGAAGCTCCAAAAAACTGGTCAGAAGAAGTAAGAAGCAAGTTCAAGGATTTACCTCGTGATGCACAGGAGTATATGCTAAAGCGAGATAAAGAAATGACTGCTGATTACACAAGAAAGACGCAAGAAGTAGCTCAACAACGCAAAAGTTTTGAATCATTAGATAAAGTTATAGCTCCAATGAGACAGCAAATTGCAGCAAGTGGTGTAGGAGAAGCAGAATATATCTCCAGATTACTTAATGCAGATATGGCACTCAGAAATAACCCAAAAATGGCAATCAAGCAATTAGCACAAGGTTATGGCATTGATCTTTCATCAATAGAAGAAAATGTGGATTGGAATGATTCTGACCCACAAATTACCCAATTACAACAACAAAATCAAGCGATACTTGCAGAATTAAATCAGTTTAAAAAGCAAAATCTGCAATCTGCTAGACAGCAAACAGAAAATCAAATTTCTGCTTTTGCTGAATCTAAAGATGAAAAAGGTAATTTAAAATATCCTCATTTTGAACAAGTTAGAGTTAAAATGGGTAATCTAATAGATGCAGGAGAAGCAAAAGGATTAGAAGATGCTTATGCTAAATCTATTAGATTAGATGATGATTTATACAAACAATCTTTAGATTCGCAAAGAAAAAGTGCAAAAGCCGAAGAAGATGCGAGAAGGAAAGCAGCAGTTGAAAAGGCTAAAAAAGTTAGACCTAGAACTGCAACTACTCCTCCTAGTGGTTCTGTTAAAAATAGCGATTTAGATTCTTTGCTTATGGAATCAATTAGTAGTGCAGGTATAACTAAATGAGTTGTGGGTTCACAATAACTTAATGAGGTATAAAAATGGCAAGTCCAAATAGTACATTTACCGAAATAGTTACAACTACTCTTGCAGGATATTCAAAAACTCTTGCAGATAACGTAACTAATGGTAATGCCTTACTTCGTCATATTGATGAGAAAGGCAACAAACAAATCGCCACAGGTAGAACTATTGTGCAGGAATTAGAATACGCAACTAACTCAACTGCAAAATGGTATAGTGGCTACGAGGTTTTAGACACATCTACCAGTAATACATTCACAGCAGCTGAGTTTAATTATAAACAATTAGCTGGTAATGTGGTTATTTCTGGATTAGAACAGGTCGAAAACTCTGGTAAAGAAGCAATCTTTAACTTACTTAAATCAAGAGTAAGAAACCTAGAAAAAACTCTTAAAAATACTATGGCTACTGGCTTATATGCTGATGGCACAGGTACAGATGGAAAAGAGCTAGGTGGATTACAGTTATTAGTTCCTGGTACTGTTGGAAACACAGTTGGTGGTATTAACTCTACTACTTATAGTTTCTGGCAAAACCAAGTGTATGATTTTAGTACCGAGAGTGTAACTCCTAGTGCTACAACTATACAAACAGCTATGAACACACTTTGGTTAAGCACAGTTAGAGGTGCAGACCATCCTGATGTTATCGTAGCAGCATCTAATTACTTTCAATTCTATTGGAGTTCTTTACAGACCAACCAAAGATTTACAAGTGATGATAATGCTAGTGCTGGATTTATGAACTTAATGTTTATGGATGCACCAGTCTATTATGATGACCAATGTCCAACAAGCAAAATGTATATGCTTAACTCGGACTATTTATTCCTTCGACCAGCTCAAGGTAGAGAATTTTCTCCTTTGGGTGAGAAGGCTTCTGTTAACCAAGATGCTATGGTATTGCCTGTAGTATGGGCAGGAAATATGACCTGTTCAAACAGAGCAAGACAAGGCATCATACAAGCATAATAAGGAGAAAAAATTATGGCTTATATTACTGGAATGGACAAAACTGAAGTTAGTGATACAGCTACATTTATGGTCGGTCAAAAAGGCATGGATGCAGCTGGAAACACCTTCAAGTATGTCCAATACGATACTGGTGCAGGAAGTGTTGCAGCAGTAAGTGGACAAGTTGCTTATTACTACGCACCTTCTGGTGCTTCTGCTGGTGCAGTAAATGTAGTAACAAGTGATTTATCTGATTCAGCAAATTTAGGTGCTGGTGTTTTACAATCTGCTCCAACAGACGGACAATATTGTTGGATTCAGATAGGTGGAACAGCAACTCTATCTATTGCATTAACAGCAGGTGCAGATGGTCAAGCATTAACACCTGTGGGTTCTTCTGATGGCAAATTAGATTTAAGTAATGCTGTTACAGACCCAATATGTGCATTTGCTATAGATGCTTCAGCTAAAATAATTGCTTGTCAATTTGCTGGTTAGAGCATTATAATCGTGGGGGTGTAATTCCCCCACACTAACAGGAGGTTAAGAATGGCAGGAAACAAAAGAATAACAATTTACAGAGATGCTACAAATTCCTTTGATTTAGTAGAAATTAAATTGATTGGCGATCCAAATACTGTAATTTACAAAATGAAAGATAAAGAAGAACAAATTAAACAAGAGTTTCCTAATGAGTACAATGCGTATTACAAAAACAAAAAACCTATTTCTAATGAAAAAAAGGAAACACCATTAACAAAATTAAAATCTTTAAATAAAGGCAAAAAAAAGTTTTTTGAAATGGAAGGAATTACATCTGTAGAACAATTAGCAGATTTATCTGATGGTGCTTGTCATGGATTAGGTAAAGATGTATTAGATTGTAGAAAACAAGCTAGAAATTATTTAGCACAAGAACATGATATTAAACCTCAACAAATAGTAGGTAAAGAATGACATTATTAACTATATGCCAAGATGCAGCAAATGAGATAGGAGTGCCATCTCCTTCTACTGTAGTAGGTAGTACCGATACTACAAACATACAATTATTAGCAGCTGCTAACAGAGAAGGTAAAAATTTAGTAGCAGGGTATGATTGGCAAACATTAATTAAAGAAGAAGCTCATACCACATTAGCAGCAGAAAGTCAAGGAACTATGACTGCTATAGCTTCTGATTTTTTACGATTTAGTAATGATACTATGTGGAATAGAACTACAGATAGAAAGTATTACGGACCATTAAATAATGCACAATGGCAAAGATTAAAAGCAAGTGTTAGTAGTGGGATAACTAATTATTTTAGAATTAGAGGTAATTCGCTATTATTTCACCCAGCTCCACCAGCAGGACAAAGTGTTTATTTTGAATATGTAGGTAAAAACTGGGTTGACACTAATGGCGATGGTTCAGCTAATGCAACTAGTTATGCAGCAGATAGTAATACAACAGTATTAGATGAAGATTTAATTACACTTGGTGTAATATGGAGATTTTTAAAACAAAAGGGGTTGCCTTATGATAATCAATTTCAGGAATACCGATTAAAATTATCAGAAAAGCAATCCAAAGATGGTGCAAAGCAAATCATTCGTATGGCAGGACCAAATAGACTATATCTACCTGTAAACGAACCAGAAGGTAACTTTTCACTATAATGCCTGTTAAAAAAGTAAAGGGTGGTTATAGGTTTGGAACAAAAGGAAAAGTATATAAATCAAAAGGTAAGGCTAAAAAACAAGCTAGAGCTATATATGCTTCAGGGTATAAAGGTAAAAAGTAATGGCAGTTTTTAGACCTACAGGAGAGAGTACATCTCAATCTGCACCTATTGGTGGATTAAACACAAGAGATGCTGTGGACTTAATGCCACAAACAGATGCTATTCGATTAGATAATTTCTTTCCTGGTTCTACAGATGTAAGCCTAAGAAATGGATTTACTAATCATGTTACAGGATTACCTAGTACAGTACAGAGTTTAATGTCTTACAGGTCTCCTAGTGCTAATAAACTTTTTGCTGCTAGTAACAATGCTATTTATGATGTAACAAGTTCTGGTAGTGTAGGAAGTGCTGTAGTAACCAGTTTATCTAATGTGCAATTTCAACATGTTAATTTTACTACATCAGGAGGTTCATTTCTATTTATAGTAAATGGTGCAGATGCTCCTAGACACTATAATGGTAGTGCATGGGCAACACCTACTTTAAATAGTATAACAGGCTCTACTATAAACAATGTAACAGTATTTAAAGAAAGATTATTTTTTATAGTAAATGATAGTTTAAGTTTTGCATACTTACCTATTAACTCTGTAGCAGGAACAGTATCTACCTTTGCATTAGGAAGTGTATTTAACTTTGGTGGTAAATTAGTAGCTGCTGGTACACTTACAAGAGATGGTGGTTCTGGTTCAGATGATTATATAGCTTTTATAACATCAGAAGGTGAAGTAGCTGTATATCAAGGTACAGACCCAAGTGATGCTGCAAAATGGTCTTTAGTAGGAGTATTTAAAATAGCAAGACCTATAGGAAAAAGATGTTTAGTAAATGTAGGACCAGAACTTATTGTTATAACAGAATCTGGTTTTGTACCTTTAACTAAAATGTATGCAGAAGATGAAACAAACTACGCAAAAGCTATATCAGATAAGATAAGTGGTAGTATATTAAAAGCAGTAACTAATTTTAAATCTACTTTTGGTTGGGAAGCATTAATTTATCCTAAAGGACAATTTGGTTTATTTAATGTACCTAATGATGTAAGTGGTTCTTTTGTGCAGTTTGTAGTTAATTTAAATACTGGTGCATGGGGTAGATTTACAGGACAAGATGCTTACTGTTGGGGTTTATTAGAAGGTGATCTATATTTTGGTGGTAGTACCAAAGTGTATAAAGCAGATAATGGATTAAGTGATGCAGGAGTACAAATACAAGGTAATGCAAAAACAGCATTTGTCTATTATGGTGGCAGAGGTACATCTAAAAGATTTACAGCTATACGACCTATAGTATCATCTGATGCAGACTTACCAGTAAGCATAGGATTTGATGTAGACTTTAATGATGGTACTTCTACTTATACACCATCTAGTGCTACTACAGATGGAGCTTCATGGGATACAGCTACATGGGATGTAGCAGAATGGGCAGGAACGATTGCATCACAATTAGTATGGAGAAGTGTTGCCGATATAGGATGGAACGCAGCAATACGCATACAAACCAGTACACAGGCACAAAGCATTAAATGGCATAGTGTAGATATTTATTATGAAAAAGGAGTAGGTTTATGATACTTACAGATAGAGTATGGAAATTATTAGAACCAGCTACTGCAATAGCAGACAATGTTACAAAACAAGAAGTAGAGCAAGGATTAAATGATGGTACATATCAAATGTTTATGGATGAAAAAAGTGTAGTTATTACAGTAGGGTATAAAGATTCTTTGCGTATAGGTTTAGCAGGTGGAGAATTAAATAGTTTGAAAAGTTTAGAAAAAAAGATTATAAAGTATGCAAAAGAAAAAAAATATAAATGTGTTGACATTTTAGGAAGAATAGGTTGGGAAAAAGAATTAGAAGGTTATAAAAGAAAAGCAGTTTTATTAAGAAAGGAAATAGCATGAGTTTTATTGGCAATATATTAAGCCCTCCGAAGCCACCACCAGCACCAGATTATGCAGGTGCAGCACAGGCACAAGGAGCAGCAAATGTAGAAACTGCAAGGTTAGAGGGTAGAATGAATAGACCTGATGTTGTATCTCCTTATGATATAACTAGAGTAACAGATTTAGGTGATGATAGATTTTTACAAACTTATTCTTTAACACCAGAGTATGAAGCACAAAGAAAAAAACAAGTAGGAATATCAGATGCGTATTTAGATACTGCTGGTAGATTATTAGGTGGATTACCACAAGAAAGTTTTAGTTTAGCTAATCTACCATCACAACCAGGTATGATAGATAGAAGTAATTTTGCTACAGTACCTACTATGGAAAATTTAGGTGATTATGCAACTAGAGTGGAAACTGCATATTATAACAGAGCAGTAAGTAGATTACAACCACAGTTTGAAAAGCAAGGTATAGACCTTAGAACACAATTAATTAACTCTGGAATACCAGAAGGCACTACTGCATATAATAACGCATTTGCAGAGCTTAGAATGGCTCAGAATGATACCTTACAAGGTGTAGCTGCTGATTCTATTAGAGAAGGACAAATACTAGCTGATGCTCAATTAGGCAGAGCTACAGGATTAAGAAGTTTTCAAATAAGTGATGCAGCTAGTCAAGTAGCAGAACAAGAAAGAAGGAGAGATAGACAACTTGCAGATTTATTATTACAAAGAGAAGTACCACTATCAGAGATCGCTACATTAACAGGACTACCATCTCCAACAACTAGAGGTGGACAAATAGCAACAACTGGATTAGATGTACCAGCAACAAGTATTGCACCTCCACCAATCTTTGCAGCTAGACAAGCAGAAGGATTAGATATTAACAGAAGATATGACACAGCAACAGATGCTTATGGTGCTCAAATGGCAGCATTAGGTAGTGTACTAGGTGGTGCAGCAGGTAATCCTAATGCTTTTGGATAAAAAGGATAAAAAAATATGGCAGTAACAAGAGTATTTCCAAAAAGACAAGAAGACCCATTAATACAACAATTATTAGAAAGGGCTAGACAAGAATATGCTAAATCTAGTGCTATAGGTTCTCCTAGTATGTATAAAGCAGCAGCTGGAGGTGGTTTTGGACCAGTAGCAACTGTTTTAGCATCTCAAATACTAGGTGGTGTTAGGTCTGGTACAGCACAAAGACAAGCACAAGAAATAGCAAATAGACAACAAAAAGCATTAAGTACAGCTGCAGAGCTACAAACTAGAGGATATACAGATACATCACAAGGTAGAGTATTTGTAGATAATGAAGGTAGATTAATGAGAGTAGGAGATATTCCAGGACAAGAAAATACTATAGGTGATTTGACATCAGATGTATTAAAAAATGCTAAATATAAAATTAATGAAAACCAAATGGAAGAAGTAAATAAGTTTATAGAAGAATCACAAGGTCCTTTAAATGAGATAGCTAGAATAGCTAACCAAGAACAATTACCAGAGAGTATAGGGCAAGAAGATGATATATCTATTATAGAACCTGAAACTACGCAATCTTCTGTAGACCCTAATATTCCTAAAATACCTCCTATAGGATTAGAGTCTACAACAGTTACAGAAGGAAAAAAACCTTCAATGTTATCTAGGCTTTTAACTGGAGCAGGAGATACAACTAAAACTTATAGAACTGTAGGAGATTATATAACAGATGCTGGTTATGACCGAATGGAATATGATTTATTTCAAGACCAATTAAAACAAAAAACAGCTCCTAAATATGATAAAATAAATACTTTTGATATTTGGGATGAAAATAACCAGAAAATAAATGTAACTAGATTTTTAAAAACAGAGAATGGAATTACTACACCTGTTTTATTAAATAATTTAACTGGTGAAATTATTACAGATACGAAAGGATATAGTTTTAAAGAGCCAACAACATATACTTATGGCAAACCTACTACTAATGCAAATGTGGTTTATACTAAAAATGATAAACCAGTATCTGAAACTGATGTTTTAGTACAAGTAGAGTATGCTCCTGATGGAAAAATGACAGGGTATGGTTATTATAAAGGAGAAAGAGTAAAGATTAAACCTATAGAAAAAGAAAAAGTAACTCAAGTTAAACCATCTGATTTTGAATTAGCTAACTTTGAGAAAGGTGAAAGACAAGATTTTCAAAAAGCTAAAATATATACAGCTTTTAAAGATATAAATATGCAATCTAAAAAAATAGCAGAAGTTAATAATTTAAGAAATATGCAAGATATGAACCCAGAAAAATATAAAAAAGAAGCATTAAAACTTATAGAAGGAGAAGAAAATAAAAAGAATTTTCTGAAAGCAATAGAAGATAATAGTGTTTTAAGTATAGATGGTATAGCTGATTGGGCAAGTATATTTATCTTTAATAAAATATTAGATGAGCAATCTGTAGTTAGAGACCCAGAAGTACAAGCAACAGCAAAATCCTCTGGAGCTATAAGTCAATTTTTAACTTATATTAAAAGTGTAACAGATGGAGATAAAATAGATGATAAAGCCAGAAGGGCAATATTAGTAGTATCTCGTGCATTACAAAAGCAATATGAGGATGAGTATAAAAATCACATTATTAATTATGCTGATACAATTAAAAACTGGAAAACTAATTATAATAATTTAAATAAATTAACTTATACTAATATATTAGGTAAAAATAATATGCAATTAATAGACCCAGAAGCAGTATTTTATAAATGGAAATAATATAATGGATATACAAACATATAGAAATAATAGACCTATGTATAGTAATATACCAGATGATAAACTTATTTCAAATTTAGAAAAACAATTTGGAAAATCTTTTCAAGATATAACTAATCAAGATTTAGGTATTGTTGATATTAAAGAAGAAGAAATTACAGAAATAGAACAACCTAAAGCAGTTGACACTACTGATGTATTATTAAAAATTCCTATTCCTAGTTATCGAGGAGGTGGTAGCACAGCAGAAATAACCAAACAAGATTTAAAAGCATTTGGTAAAAGTTGGTTTAGTGAAGCACCTTTAGGAGGAGGAGATGAATTAGAAGCATTTACTAAAAGTATATTTGGCGATAATAATTATAAAAAAGAGTTAGCAGAAGTAACAAAAGAAATAGAACAATATGAACAAGCAAATCCTACTGCTGTAAAATGGGGAGAAGTAGCAGGTATGTTAACAAGTGCTGGTCCTTTAAGTATACCTTTTAAATATTTTGATAAATTACCTAAAATACAAAAATTTTTAGCTAAAACAGGATTTTTTGGAGTTACAGGAGCTACCTATGGAGGTTTAAAAGCAAAAGAAGGAGAAGCTACAGAAAAAACTGTAACAGGTGGTGCTATAGGTACAGCTATCCAACCAGCTTTAAGTACATTAGGAATGGCAGGTAGATTAGGTGCTAATGTAATTATGAGTGCAATAAATAAAATAAGAGGTGCAAAACCTTTATCTAGTGCAGAAAAAAAATTAAGTGCTTCAATAAGTGATGATGCTCAAAATCCTAGTACAATCATGGCTAATGTATCTAAAGGATTAGATGCAAATTCGACAATAGTAGAAGCAGCAGGAAAAAATACACAAGATATAGCTAGATTAATAGGTAAAGCATCAGGAGAAGGCAGACAAATATATACTAAATTTTTAGAACAAAGAAATGAAAAAGTAGGAGAAAGATTATTAAATCAAGCAAAAAGATTATTTAATACTCAAGAGGGTAATGTAAAAAGTTGGACAGACGCATTAAATATACAAAAACAAAAAGCTAGTGAAGTATATAATACTTTAAATAAAAAATTAATTAGAAAAACAACAAGTATTAATGATATGTTAAATAATAAAGCTGCACAAAAATTTATAAAAGAAGCCAGAGATATTGCAGAATTAGAAGGACAAGATTTACAAAATTTAAAATTTTTAGATGATATTTTATATACTACCGAGCAAGGATTAGCAGGAAAGCAAAATTCTATTACTTTTAAAACAGCAGATAATATTAAAAAAGGAATAGATGAAGCTATAGAAAGTTTTAGAGATAAAACTACTGGTAAGTTAAATAAAAGAAGTCCTAAAGTTAAGGCTTTACTAGCATATAAAGAAAGATGGACTAAATTAATTGACCAACAATTACCTGATTATAAAAAAGCTAGAGCTATGTATCAAGGTCCTGCTGAACAATTAGAAGCACAAAAACTAGGAGAAGCATTTTTATTAGGTAAAGGAAAAACAGAACCAGAACTATTTGAAAGTGTACTAGATGGTTTTTCTAAAGACCAACAATTAGCATTTATGAGAGGAGCTACTATAGCTATAGATAAAATGATAGCTAATAGAATGAACGCATCAGCAGTAGTAAATAAAATTTTAAAAACACCAGTTTACAGAAAAGCATTACAAACTATTTTTTCAAAAGTAAATCAAGATGGAAGTAGAAGTATATCTCAAGGTGCTAAAAATGATTTAGATAGAATGTTTAGATACTTACAATCAGAAGCAAACAATGCTTCTCAAGCTAATAAAGTATTAGGTGGTAGCCCTACAGCAGAAATAATTAGACAAGGACAAGAATTAGGATTAGACCCAGAATTAGCTAAAAATGTGGCTTATGTATTTGGTGGTAGTGCTATAGGCAGGATTATAGGTGCAACTGGTTTAGCTGGTACTGCTGTAGAAAAAGTAACGCAGACAGTTATAGACAAAGCTAGAAATATACCTTTAAGTGCTAATGTAAGAAAAGAATTAGCTGAAATATTTACGGAAACAGACCCTATTAAAATAAATCAAATATTAAATAGAGTTATTCCAAAAATAGATTCTAAAGATACTTTAGCTAGAAAAGAACTAATTAATTCTTTACGAAATTTAAGAGATAGTGTATTAAGTACACAAGGTACTAATAGATTATCTGATGCTTTATTAAACAGATAAAAAAGGAGAACAATTATGGGTTGGTCAGGAGGAACATACACAAGGTCAGATGGAGTATTTACAGGTACATCTATTTGGCAAAGTAACAGAGATGCAGGAACAAAGATTGTTGCAGACAGACACGATACCCACGACCAAGATTTAGCAACAGGTATTAATTCTTGTATAAATAAAGATGGCTCTAATGCTATGACAGGTGCTATGAATATGGGTAGCCAAAAGATTAGTTCTCTTGCAGATGGTACAGCACACACAGATGGTATAAACGCAGGACAAATACAAGATGGTGGATTAATATTCCAAGCATCTGATACAGGAAGTGCTAATACTTATGCTATAGCCTTAACACCAGCAGTAACTGCGTATGTAGCAGGACAAGTATTTCATTTTAAAGCAGCTAACGCATCTAGTGGTGCATCAACCTTAAATGTAAATGCACTTGGTGCAAAAAACATAAAAAAGAAAAATGACCAAGATATTGCAGCTGGTGATATAGAACAAAATGCAATCGTATCTGTGATCTATGATGGTACATCTTTTCAAATGTTATCACAGTTAGGTACATCAGCAGGTTCTATGAGTTCTTGGACATTATCTGGTGATAGTGGTTCTAATCAAACTATTAATGATGGTAACACAGTAGATATAGCTGGAGGTACTGGTATTGATACAGTGGCAGGTTCTACAGATACAGTAACAGTATCTATAGATTCTACAGTACCACAATTAGCTACTACTAACGCATTTACTGGTGTAAATAGAAATGCTTTAACAGTAGATAATGATGGTAGTTTTGATATGAACGCAAATAATAATTTTAAATGTACTCCTAGTGGTAACTTTGCCTTGACATTTACTAATTTTGCTGATGGACAGTCTGGATACATACTACTGATTAATAGTGGTGGGCATACTGTATCATTACACGCAAATAGTAAAGGCGATGCAAATATAGCTACTACAGTATCAAGTGCTGGTACATACTTAATATCCTATTTATCAGATGGTACAAATGCGTACTTAACTAACTCTGCTGTATTTGCCTAATGGGTATTCTCCAAAATGAAAATGCAATACCAGTAGCTAGTGCTGGTGGATTTTATTCACACCAGATAGAACATTCAGCTAGATTTGATAGAGCAGACCAAAGCTATTTAACACAAGATTTTGGAACTTTAACTGCTGCTAAATGGACAGTATCGTTATGGTTTAAAAGAGCAGAATTAGGGTATGCATATTCTACATTAATAGGTAGAACAGATGGAGGAGCCCAACTTTACTTTAATTCTAGTAATGCTCTTATTAATGACAGTCAATATACTAATACAGTACCAGGACTTTTTCGTGATAATAATGGGTGGACAAATTTAGTATACAATCAAAAATCAGTAAATACTGCTGCTGCATGGATAAATGGAGTAGCAAGAACTGTAGCTGTTACTGGTAGTGGTTCTTTTTTAATACCTTGGCATACTACTTCAGCTATAGGAAATATAAGTGGAACTGGTAATACAAGATTTTTTGATGGTTATATGGCAGAAATAGTAGGAGTGTATAATCAAGATTTAAGTAATACAAATTTTGGTGAATTTAAAAATGGTGTCTGGATTCCAATATCACCTAATGTAACATTCGGTAGTAATGATTATTATTTAAAATTTGAAAATGCAAGTGATTTAGGAAATGATTCAAGTGGAAACAATAACGATTGGACAGTAAATAATATGGGTACAGACCATCAAGTTCTTGATAGTCCAACATTTGGGAGTTAATTAATATGGCAAGTAGTGGAAATTTACCAACAATAGGTGGTTTAGAAAAACAAACAAATTTTACTTTTAGTCAAGGTAATTTAAAATATTC